AAAACCATGAAATGTAATTTGTGGTTTACGGTGAGCCATATAGTTTATCGACTTACCTTCAAAGACACCAAATTCTAAATAGTAGCCATTTTTATTTTGTATATTATCTAAACAAAAATCGTATTCCATAACTCTATGGTCAAGAAGTGCCATAGGAGTATATAAAAATTTATTTACATCCATTTTTCAATAATAAACAAACACTTGCATCATGTCAATTATGTAGATATATTTATAACCACTGGTAGAATCTGCTTTAGACTTAAGTAACTAAAGATTAAAGCCTTTTGATTGTCTCCTTTGGCTGTGATCCCGGTACACTAGGAATGAGGGGGTTGGGGTTATTCCCCTCATTCCATTTTATTTAACGGAGTTTATATGTCAAAAAAACCACAACTGCCTAGACCTCATATTATTTATGGTAAGATGACTGAGCCACAGTTAATTGAAGAATTTAAAATATTAACAAAAGATTCAAAACACACAACCGTAGGAAAACCTGGTGAAATAAAAAAAGAATTAGAAAGAAGAAGATTAAAAAGGTTGTATAGAGTCAATAGAGAGGAATATAATAAACAAATGTTAGAAAAACCTTCACAAGACATTAACAACGAAAAACAATCTACTCTTCCTAGAGGTATGACACCTATGCAAGAAAAATTTTGCATGGAGTATGCTGGTACGGGTAATGAGTTAGATGCTTATATAAAAGCTGGCTTTAAAGAAGATATCAACTTAGCTAAAACAAAAGTACGTGCTAGACAATTATTAAAAAATGAAAAGATACAAGCTAGAATAGAAGAGTATCAACAAGAGGCTTTAAAAAAAATAGCATGGACTAAGGAGAGAGTTCTTGATAGACTTTCAGAAGTCTACACAGAGTCTCTTAAAGATTCTGATTTTACAAATGCAAATCGTTCTATGGAAAATATAGCTAAACATCTAGGCATGTTTGTTGATGTTTCTAAAATTGAACAGACAGTTAAGACAACAGGGTTTGAATCAGGAGATAAACGAAAAGATATACAAAAACTAGCAGATATTGCAGGGTTTAAATTAATTGATGGAGGTAGTAAAACTACCAAAAAAGAAAAAAAGGAAGACAATGGCTAGAAATTATCGAAAAGAATACGATAAATTCCAATCTTCTACTAAATCTAAGAAAGATAGGGCTCATCGTAACAAAATGAGAAGAAAACTTTCTAAAAAAGGGGTGGTTAAGAAGGGTGATAAAAAAGATATTGATCATAAAGATGGAAATCCTAGAAATAATTCAAAGAAAAACATAAGAGTTATTAAACGATCTAAAAACCGAGCTAAAAAATAAAAAATGGAGTTGGACCTCAACGACGACCAATTAAATTCTCTTCGATTTCATGCTTACGAAAATGTTAGACAGAACTTTTTAAGTTTTGTTAAGGGCTTTGCTCCTAAATTAGTAGCTGATTTTAAAATGGGTAGGCATATTGAGGTTATCTCTCAAAAATTACAAGAAATTGAAGAAGGAAAAGTAAAAAGATTAATGGTTTTTCTACCACCTCGTTCTTCTAAGTCTGTGGTGTGTTCAAAACTATTTCCTGCATGGTATTTAGGAAGACATCCTCAACATGAAATTCTGTCTGTATCACATAGTGATCAACTTGCTAGTGATTTTGGTCGTGGTGTAAGAGATTTAGTCAGTGATCAAACGTATCAAGATATTTTTGATGTTAAACTACGTTCTGATGTTAGGGCAGCAGGTAAATGGCAAACAAACAAAAACGGTGTGTATGTAGCAGCAGGTGTTCGTACCCAGATTGCAGGTCGTGGTGCTCATGTAGCTTTATTAGATGACGTTATGTCAGAGGAAGATGCTTTTAGTGAGGCAGGTCGTCGATATATTAAAGAATGGTACCCAGCTGGTTTAAGAACACGATTAATGCCAAACGGTTCTATTGTTATTATTAATACTCGTTACCATGAAGATGATTTATGTGGATGGCTATTATCTTCTGAAGGAGATCCAGATTTTGCAGATACACATTCTTGGGAAGTTATAAAAATACCAGCTTGGGTTGATGAGTCTTCTTCTAAACTATTAAATTTACCAATAGGTGGTTCTTATTTTCCTGAATGGAAGCCTGATAAAATTTTAAAACAAGATGAATCAGAAATACGAAGACATAATGGTTCAAAATATTGGGAATCTTTGTACATGCAAAACCCTGTACCTGAAGAGGGTGGTATTTTAAAAAAAGCTTGGTTTAATATGTGGGATGAAACTGAACCTCCTAATTGTGATTTTGTAATCCAAACAATGGATACAGCTTTTTCAACAAGAAATACAGCAGATTTTAGTGTTATTCAAACATGGGGTATTTTTAATACAGTAGAAACCGATAGTGAGGGAATAGAACACAATGTTGGTAATTTAATTTTACTTGGTAATTTACGAGGTCGATTTGAATATCCAGAGTTAAGAAGTAATGCTCAAGATGCTTTTGAACAACATAATCCAGATTTAATTATTATAGAAAAGAAAGCTAGTGGACAAAGTTTAATACAAGATTTACGAAGAGCAGGGCTTCCTATCTTGGAATATACACCTGATCGTGATAAAGTAAGTAGAGCCTATGCAGCTTCTCCTTTATTAGAGGCAGGCAGAATTTTTTTACCTAAGAAGCCGTGGGCACAAACATTATTTAACGAGGCTATAACGTTTCCAAATGGAGCACATGATGATCAAGTTGATTCAATGGTAATGGCTGTTCATTATATGAAAGATTCTTGGCATTTGCAACATCCCCATGATCCGTATTATAGTAGTGAAGATAATACTTATAAAAAAAATAAGGCAACCTATTGGAAGGTATCTAAATAATTATGGAAAAAAAAGAAACTAGCAATTTAAATATTTTAGAAGAAAGTTATCAAAAATATAAAGACTCTCCATTATCTGCTCAACTTGCTTTAAGCATGACACCAGGTATAGGTGAGGCTATAGCAGTAAGAGAAGCTAAAGATGAATATGATAAAGGTAATTTAGGTTTAGCAGCATTAGCAGGAATAGGAGCTATACCTGCTTTAGGGTATGGAGCAAGACTAGCTCGTGGTTTAGCTAAAGGTGTTAAAGCATTAACTAAAAGTGATGAGGTATCAAAAAGTGGTTTAAAAAGCATTAAAGATATTTCTGATGACGAATTAGACCTAGAAGATTTAAGAGAAAAATATAAAGTAAGTCAAAGGCAAAAAAGAGTTCCTGAAGTTCAAGAAGCAGCAGAAAAATTATATGAAGGAAAATTAACAAAAGAAGATTATGATAGAGTTGTAACTAAATATCAACCAATTACTAAAATAACTGAAATGCCTGAAGTTCCTTCATTAAAAAGAATTAAAGCTACTCTAAATAAAAATAAAGTTGAAACAGGTATAGTTGGTGAAAATTTAGATAGTTCTTCTCTTCAAGGTAAAAGAGTTGCATCAAGATTAGATATACCTGCTTATGATAATTATGATACTTGGATAGTTTCTTTACATGATGGAACAAAACAAGGAGGTAAGGCAATAGGATATGGTCAAAGTGCAGTTTTAAAAAATGTTAACTTTATATCTTCTGAAAAAGGAGCATTAAATATAGCAAGAGGTAAAACTCCTAAATCAACCATAGCTAGAATTTATGGGGACTATGAAGATGTTCCTGTTGAAAATGTATATAACAAAGTTCAAAAAGAATTAAATAATCCTAAGTCTGAATATATTCAAGTGGGTATGAATCCTTTTAGACATAGTTACTTTTATAATAAAGTAACAGGTGAACCTGTAGTTTCAGCTTCAGAAATTTTACAAATAGGTCCACTTGTTTTAGCTAAAGGTATAAAAAAAATAAAACCAACTGACTATAAATTTGAAGCAGGGGGAATGGTTGAAAAGAATACATATAATTATAACACACAAAGGACAATATAATGGCTATTGAAAAAAACCCAAATGACATCACAACACCCTTAGAAAAAACAAGAGAAAAAATAACAGAGGCTTCAGAGGGTCTTGGTATTGATGTTAAAGTAGATGAAGAACAAGAAGAAGATATGGCAGTGGATGTCGATCCAATTACAGGTGAAGTTGAAGTTGCTTTAAACGAAGACAGTGGAAAAGTGTTGGCAAGTATTAGTGGAGATTTTTACACTAACTTAGCTGATTTAATGGAAGAAGATGATTTAGAAGATATTGCTGCAATAGTTTTAGATAATTATCAAAGTGACAAAGATTCAAGAGGAGAATGGGAACAAACATTTGAACGTGGGTTTGATTTACTAGGACTAAAACTAGAAGAAACAACAGAACCTTTTGAGGGTGCTTGTACAGCCTCTCACCCATTAATAATAGAAAATGCAGTTAAGTTCCAATCTAAAGCCAGCCAAGAATTATTCCCATCCAAAGGACCTATAAAAACTCAAATTCTTGGTAATCCAACTCCCGAAAAAGAAGCACAAGCTAAACGTGTCAAAGACTTTATGAATTATCAAATTACAGATGATATGCCAGAGTATTTTGACGAGTTTGAAAAGATGCTCTTTCATCTACCCCTAATTGGAACAGCCATTAAAAAAGTTTATTACGATGAAAAATTGGGCAGACCGATATCAGAATTTATTCCAATTGACCAATTCCAAGTTTCTAATTTAGTATCGGATCTTAGACGTGCAGATCGATATACTCATTTAATTTATCGTACAGAAAATGATCTTAAAAAAGAAATTAATGCAGAATGTACAGAGATGTAGATTTAGGGGATCCAGATAAAACCAATAGAGGATCACTTACATCTAAAGCAGAACAAATAATGGGACTGTCAGCCTATGATGATAATCCATATGATCCAAGCTATAGTTTACTAGAGCAACACGTATATCTTGATTTACCAGAACCATTTAATAGTCCTAATGGAGAGGCTTGGCCGTATATTGTAACGGTTGAAGAGTCGAGTAGAAAAGTTTTAAGTATTAGACGTAATTGGAATGACGGAGATACACGTTATCTTAAACGTGAGCATTTCATTGCTTATAAGTTTGTGCCTGGCTTTGGATTTTATGGACTAGGTCTTATACATTTCTTAGGTAATTTAACGATGTCAGCTACGGCGGCAATGAGAGCATTAATTGATGCCGGTCAGTTTGCTAATTTACCCGGAGGATTTAAAGCTAGGGGTGTAAGAGTTGTAGGAGATAATACTCCGATAATGCCGGGGGAGTTTCGAGATGTCGAAGCGACAGGTCTTGATTTGGGCAAATCCATAGTTCCTCTGCCCTATAAAGAACCATCGCAAGTTCTATATCAGATGTTAGGGTACGTAGCCACTGCTGGGCAGAAATTTGCTGACACGACTGACCAAGTTGTTGCCGACTCAACGAATTATGGACCGGTTGGCACGACGTTAGCATTATTAGAAGCATCAGGTAAGTTTTTTTCAGCAATTCACAAAAGACTCCACAAGTCTCAAAG